CAAGTAAGAGAGTGGACATTTGAAATTGAAAGAGCTGAGATTGATGTAACAACAATTGGTCAAGCTCCTGGTCAATATGTTCCATTTAGAAAGTACATCGCTGGATTTGGTGATGGTTCTGGTACTGCTTCTACATATATGACAAACGAAGACGCAGCTTTGTCGAACAGATTGGTAGAAGACGTTCTTCAACGTCAGCAAGTTGGTGCAGCGTTTAAACTTTATACAGACCGTGTATTTAGTGGTGGATCTGTTAGTGACACTCTTAGCCGTTCAATCAGCTTTGATGCAACATTAACTTCTGCGAGTTTCAGTGTTAACCCTGATGATGCTCAAGAAGTATCAGTTAACTTCCGTCCAGCAGGTCTTCCTACTTTTGACCTAAGTTCCACATAATAGTATTGGAACATGGAATGTTTCATAAGCCCTGTTTTACGCAGGGTTTTTTATTGTCTATTAGGTTAGAATAAAATTGTATCAATTTTTGTTATGACAACTAGCCCTAAATCTCCACGAGCATCGTTAAGAGCTATAGATCGTTTAAAAAAAGCTGCAAATTTAGAAGCTGTCAGAAAAGAAGTTGAGTTATCTGATGGATCTATTTTTGAAATGTGGGTAGCTCCTTTAACAATGGCTGAAAGGGAAAGAGCACAAAAGGGAGCAAAATCTGATGATGCTAATGAATTTGCATTAAGACTTTTAATGACAAAAGCACAAGATGAAAATGGTCAAAGGTTATTTAATATTGGTGAAATTGATGTTTTAAAGAACGAAGTAAGAGACTCAGATTTACAAGCTTTAATGCTTGCTGTTATTTCTGAAGAAGAGGAAGAGCCTATTGACCCAAAATTCTAAGTGCGGAGATCAGGAAAGATCCCTTGTTAATGCTTCAATTTGCTGTTGCAAAGGAGCTAGGGAAATCTTTGACTGAGATCCGTAATTTAACTTTGAATGAATTATTAGGATGGAGTGCTTATTTTCAAATCTTAAACGAAGATCAAGAAGAAGAAATGCAAAAAGCTCGCAGACGTAGGTAAACTGAAGAAACTGGAGGGAATTTTACTGTGGCTGATCTGAATACCAATATAAATATTGTTATACAGAATTTAAAGAAAGTAAAAGATCTTGGAAAGACTTTTAAGGATGCTGCAAAAGATGCTGAACAAATAGAAAATAAAATTAAGGCTATAAATGCAGGGTTAAATAGAGCAAAACAAAAATTTAATACAGTTGACCCTGATATGCCCAGGGATAAGAAAGGGCGATTTGTTAAAGATGCAGACAGGAATAGACGTAGAAACGCATACGCTGAATTGCGGATGCAAAGGGCAAGACAAGTTACGGAAAAGAGAGCTGTTGAAAGAGAGTTAGAAGTAATTCAAAGAAAACAAAGGTTAATTAAAAGAGAAGAAGCAGGGGCATTAAAAAGAGCAGATATAGAAGAAAAAATCTTACAAAAAAGATTAAAGTTAAGTGCTGCAAAAGGATTAGTTGAGCGAAAGATAAGAGAAGCAGGTTCAGCAGGTCTTTCTCCTACGAAATTTGCAGGTGGAGAAGGTAAGCGTCCAACTGCTAAAAGAGCTGAATTAAATGCACAAGTTGAAAAATTAAAGGAGGGATTTAAAAAATTACAAAAAGCAGAAGTAGAGGTTGGAAGTGCAGCAGACAGAAATGGGAAAGTCACTGCTAGAAATATTCAAACGTATCGAGCTTTAGGGTCTGAATTAAGTCGTGTTGTTGAGCAATTAAATGCCTTAAATAGAGCTTCTGCTAAGAGGTCTATTGGTTTTGAAAAAGGTAGACGCTTACAAGAAAGACTGGATGTTCTTGATCCTTCTAAAGGTGCTCAAAAGTTTGCAGGTGTTAAACCTGGTGCAATTGCTACAGCAAGAAAAACAGCAGGTAGTGTTATTGCAGCAGCAGATACAGGCGATCAAAATTTATATAATCAAGCATTATCTAAGGCAACAGCACAAGTTTCAAGATTAGAACGTGAATATAAAGCAGGATTAGCAGCAGAAAAAGCTAAGATTGCTGCTGCTAAGAAATTAGAGGCAGCACAGAGACAACAAGCAAGACAGCAACAAGAAGCTGAAAGGCAAGAGAATAGAAGATTACAAGCAATTCAAAAAGCTACGCAATTGCAAGAACGGTTAAACCGTTTAAGTTCTGCAAAAGTTGGAAGTTCGTTTAAAGCAAGTAAAGCAGGTCAAATAGCTGATGCAAGATCTTCAATATCTGCTGTTGATTTCTTAGGCAAGAGTAGTCAAGAAATGTATAACAGAACATTAATTAAAGCGACTGCTCAAGTGTCACGTTTAGAAAATGAATATAAAGCAACAGAACAAAGTTTAAAAGAAGAAAGGAGACTTAGAAAAATAGGTGCAAAAGCCAGGAGAAGAGCTGCTTCTAAACGTGCTGATATTCAAGGAAGATTTAGAGAAAGCTTAATGCTTGGAGCTGGTTTCCCTCTCCTCTTTGGTGGTGGAGTTGGTGCTGTCGCTGGTGGAGTTGGGGGTGCAATAGCACAAAGAGGAGGAAAAGGATTTGGTGCTCAAATCTTCTTTAGCGCAATAGGTCAACAGTTTGACAAGCTTATTTCTTCAATGGTGTCTAGCACCGCAAGATTAGGTCAAGCATTAGGAAGCTTTACTCAAGATACAAGTCAAATTGTTACTTCTTTAGGTCTTGCTGGAACGGCTGAAGGTGAACGCATAAAGATGATTGAAACGTTGCAAGGTAAACAAGCAGCGTTTAATGCAGCAATGCAGCAGTTAGTTAATGCTGTAGGAGAAAAAGGTGCTTCAGATTTGAAATTGTTTGGTGATAATTTACGTTTAGTCAGTAGTGAATTTAGAATATTCTTTACAAAGATTCAGGCTGGACTTGCAAGTTTAATTAATGCAGCAGATCGTTTCTTTAAAATCTCAGGAGGAGCACAAGCTGCTCAGATAAAAAGATTTGGAGAAACAAGTACAGATCCAGCACTTGTAAAATTAAGAGCTGAAAGAGAAAGATTACAAAATACTTCAGGTGGAGGAAGAGCAGGAGCTAAAAATAGACAAACTAGAATTGGTGAAATTAATAACGAGATTCAACAGTTAGCTACAACAGGTTTAGGGGAAAGAAATGCTGAAACTTTGGTACAAAGAGCGTTAATGGGTGAGCAAGAATTACTTAATAAGAAAAAAGAACAATTTGAATTAGATAAGCGTATTGTTGAATTGAAAAAAGGAGGAATGAACGAAGCTTTGGCAACTGAAATAGCAGGTTTAGAACAAGTCTTTAGTAAAGGAACTGCAAATTTAGAGCAAGAGAAAAAAGCAGTTCAAGAAAAAATAAGAAACAATGGATGGACTGATTTACTTGGAGAAGAATTAAGAGGAATTAATACAGCATTAGAAGACAGGGTTAAGTTATTAGGGAAGTCAAAAGAAGAATTAAAGAAATACCTTGAGACTCAAAAACAAGTTAAAGAAGAATCAGAATTTATTAAAGTAAAAATGGAAGATATTAAAGAGACTATTGCTAGTGGAATGACAAGTGCTGTACAAGGTTTGATTGATGGAACAAAGTCATTAGGAGAGTCATTAGCAAGTATTGCGAAATCAATTGGAGGCATGTTCTTGAAAGCAGGTTTTTCAAACATGCTTGGTTCTACTGGTTTGTTTAGTGCAGAAGGAAATTATATAGCGAATGGTATTAAACCTTTTGCTTCTGGTGGAATGGTTACACGACCCACAATGGGACTCGTAGGAGAAGCAGGAGAAGATGAGTACGTCATACCAGCATCTAAGATGGCTCAGTCAATGCAACGGTATTCAGCAGGAGCCAGAGGCCAATCAGTAATTCCTGGCACAGGTGTATCTTCATTTGGAGGAGCATCTGGTTCGTCAACAACAGTCAACTACTCTGGGCCAATATTGAACTTTAACTCTGAAGAATTTGTTCCTAAATCTGCGGTAGGTCAAATCATCAATTCAGCAGCATCTAAGGGTGCAGCAGCAGGAGAAGCCAGAACAATGTCTACTCTGCGAAATAGCAGAGGAGCTAGATCAAGGATAGGAATGTAATGTCAGTCGTCGCTTTAACTGCTTTCCTTACTGTTTATAAAACAGACGGTACAGAACTTAAATTCCAAAATGGAAAACATACGGCTGTTGATGGGCATAACTATTTGTCTTTTCTTTATCAAGGAGCAGCAATGAATAGATCAGGAGACAATTTGGAGGCTTCTCTTGTTCTTGCTAATAACTTATTAAGTATGAATCATGTAAAAGAATTTGTAGATAATAAATATTTAATAGAAGTAGAAACATTTTTAATGACAACAGATTTTAATAAAGATACGGTTGCTGCTAATGGAGGAAAGATAAGCGGTGAACTGTGGTTAGCTGCTGGTATGCGTTACGACTCTGAATCAATAGAGTTAATTTTATCTAGTGCCATAGACGCTGTTGGTGCAAACGCTCCACAGCAAACTTTGACAAAGGCAAGGTGTTCTCATCTTCCTCTAACAGGTCAATTGCAGAATCTTTGAAACCTTACGAATTAATAGGTCTTGAGTATCGCTTAGGGTCTGATCCTTTAAAACACGGCACTGGAGACTGCCTTTCTTTGGTTCGTACAGTGTTGGGTCATTATGGTTTTACTGTTCCTAAAGGAGAGCGTGATTGGTATAGAAGATTAAAAAGGAAAGACTATAGTATCTTTTTTGAAGAATTAAATAGGTGGGGAGTTGAATCACCCCCTAAACTAGGAACAATTGGCTTATGCAAATCAGATGATGCTTTGTATATGGCTGCGTTTTATGAGGAAGGATGGCTGAGTTACCAAAAAACATTAGGAAA